CAGGATATAAATCAACTTCATTTTCAATATGAGTTGAACCAGAACCAGATATATGACAATATGTTATATCAAATTGATGATATGAATCTGTTGTATTTTCTGCTTCATTGAATACCGTTAGATAATACTTTTTTTGTTTTTCTGTCAGAGAACCTGTGTAAAACGTGGATAGTTTTTCACCAGTGCATCTAAACAAACCTTTTGTCTTATATCGAAGAATTGGTAAATCATAATCCGATACTTTTGATAACTTTTTGAAAACATATACATTATTATCGTCTATTGTCAACTCTTCTATCATATCATCTATGAAATATGCAAAGTCATCTTGTTGTTGTTGTATATCATTTTGTAAAACTTTTACTTCATTAGAATCTTCTATCGGTGGTGGTGGTAATACTGATATTACACCTTCTTCCGAAATAGAGTATCGTTCTGGTTCTTCATCTGGAAATCCCACATTATTTATTTGAGTTATTCTTTCAAATAGATAATTTTTTATCATGTTCAAGTATATTATTTCAGTTCTTATCGCAGAAACCGTATAAAATGGAAAAGCAGGATTTACTTTCTGTTGTTCTAAAAATGTAGATAATCTAAGTAATCTATCATCTATAATTTTTAGATTTGAACTTATGACAGTATTATCAGTTGACTCAAATAATGGTTCAGGTGAAAAAGGTTGTCCTGTTGTTACATCAATAACAGGTTCTATTTGTGATTGATTGAAAGCACTCAAATTATTTGTAAATTTAGTTACAGCAGCCTCTTCTATCATTTCATCAGTCAACATTACATCACCAAACAACCTTCCTGTAAAGAATGGAGTTTGTGGATATGTAACAGTAGAATCAGCAGAACTTCTTACTATTGCAACAGAAAGATTGCTGGGTGGTGTGTTTATTGAATTACCACCCTGTTGTAATTCTAAAAAATACCTCGATAGTGTATTTTGATATTCTTCCGATACAAGAAACACATAGTTTACAAAAACTATAAATTGTGGTTGATTGTATATGTATATTACTTTATTTGAATCGGAAGTATCAAATGACCAATTTTCTTGAATTGGTAGAGAGCTTGCATTTGGGTCTTTGAAAGGGTTTCTTCGGGTATATCTATACAGTACATCTAAACTAGACAAAAATGATTTGTCTATTTTAGTATAGAGTGATAGTTCGTCCAAAGTCTTTTCATTCAGTTTTCCCATTTCATAGTAGTTTTGAATATCGGGAAGTTGAGAATTTAGTTTTTGAATATCAACATTTTCATTTGTTGATAAAAAAATAGATTGATGTCTTCCTGATTCTACCGTGTTAGGAACATTTATAACTTCAATGGTTTTACCGACGTTTAGTGGTGAATTAAATTCACCTTGCCATAAAGAACCTATAAAGCCAATTTCTTTGATTTCATATTCCGCTGCCATATCACCAGTTCAATCTAATTTTTATTAGAACGTCATTATCAAACGATTTATTGATTGGTTTACTTAGTTTAGCAACAGCAAGTAGTTCATTGAAATCATTATAAAGGCCAACAGAAGTAATATATGTCTGTGGATTTTTATCAAAACAAGGATGGAAGAATAAACCATCACTACCACTAACATATGTTGGATTATTACTATAGTTTGCAAACGGTGCTGCAACTCTAACAAAGTAATGATTTGTTGTCTTATAGTTCAAGTTTCTTGCTTTCATGTATGAACCAGTTGCACCAGAACCACTTATTGATGTAAACAACTTGAAGGCATTGTCACCTGCAACATTACTACCAGTAACAGTATTGAATCCAAGTTCGGTATTCATTTTATATGGATCAAGAACAATAATACCAAGATTTGGATAAACAACACCATATGTGTGACGTGAGGACGTTGCATATACACCATATGTCAAACTACCACTTATGACATCATAAGACACATATGGATCATGTGTACAAGATACTGTATCTGATCTGTCACCTGAATCATCAATAAATGTTAGAATCTTGTTAGAGGATGAAACTGCAACATTACTTCCTGTGAATACATTGTTCGCATAAGAACCACCTCTCAATTCGGCAAGAGCAATTTCCCAATTACCAGGGTCAACTCTATCACTCATACCTCTTCTATTGAAGTTTATGATATAAATATCTTTTGATGCAGTTGGTTGACCATTAGTGTAGAATGTAAATTCAGTATCCGGTAAATCAAGTGCTATTGATCTGTATTGACCATACACAGAACGAGTTGGTGTGTCATTCAATTCACCTTCGGCCCAAGTCGAACCGGAACCTTGATTATGTCCATATGACAAAGCAAAGTACGGTGTTTTTCCACATGAGTCACAATCTGTAACTTCGTAGTAATACAGTTTAGATGAAGTTGATTGTGTTGAACTTGTGTGATGACATTCAAGTGACTGAGCCCCATCAAATAGACCTTTAGTCTTTGCACGAATTTTTGCATTCATGACATCTTTACCTAAATCAAGAGGGTGATATACCTTTACAGTTTCAGGTGAACAGTCTGCATCTTGTTTTCTGAAATATCTTACAAACGCACCTTTTAGATATGGTTCAACCAAACCGTCGTCATAAATTCGTGTTACGTCTTTTTTGATTATTCCAAAACACTTATCTGAAGGATCGTCTTCTTCATATTCTACAATGTGCTCTTTGTATTTACAGTTTGGATCTCGTCCCGCATCAATAAACTGTGTTAGTCTTGCTTTGAAAGTTCTTGTTGGAATTACTCGTTCACTTTCATATCGCAATGGTGGACGGTTCATCGCTTTAGTTGCAAAAACCGGTATACCTACTTTGTACTCTCCAAGTTGATATTCATCTATGAGAGATACAACAGCAAGTCTACATGGTTTATTTGGGTGTTGTTGTGGTGCACCACTACTACCGCCTTCGACGGGGACTTTTTCAGTCTCATCAAACACCCGTCTTGAACCTGGTATTTCTTCTTCCTCACCAAATGTAGGACCATCTTGTGGTGGTGGCGGACCTCCATCGCCTCCGGTTGGAGGAGGAGGTGGTGGTTGAGATATACATTTACCTTTTTCACCACATTTTGCCTTTACAGCTCTACTAATAACACCAGACGGAGTTGAAAACTCGTTATAAATAACTTGATTATTAGTTATTGTTCTTACATCATCATTTTCAAATGCAACTTCATTTGTAAATCTATAATTGAAATACTCTTCAAATGTATCAAATGTTGGAAATGATTGTCTTCCGGCATCTGATTGTGCGGCATTTGCACTAAAAAGATTGGCATTACATCCGACTGACCATTTTTTATTATACCATCCTAAATTTTCTTTACTACTCAGAGAGACAGTATTATTTTGGAATGTCTTATCGAGTGTGTCTAATATAAGACTTGAACCAGGACCAATTTCACTCAAATCATAATATTGTTCGGCAACTGCTCTTTTTCCACCATCAGGACAATTTTCGTAAAATTTAGAAGATTTTGATCTTCCAAGTTCTACCCATCCAAGTTTAGTTTCTCCATTTTCACAACATTTATAGATTTCACCTATAAGAATACATTGTTTATTTATGTCAACAAAGTCAGGACTAGAGTATTCAGCAAAGTTTTTTGTCCCAAGTTCTTTTATCTTACCGATTCTATATGTTGCATTTGCACACGGGTCTTGCTGTGGAGTTTCTGTTGTTCTTGGTGCAATAGACTGTGTTTGTGGAGCATTTACTCTGACCACACCGTTTCCTAAATTAAATTGAGTTGTCTCAATAAATTCAGTAGGAGTATCAGTTATCAACTGAGTCGCAAATGTAACTGGATTTGCTGCTACAACTTGTTCAGGTGTCAAACCCGTTTGACTGAAAATGACTCCAGCATAGTAGTCTTTTCTTTCTTTCGTTGGAGAATTCTGCCAAAAATTTATATTCTGTACTATTTCCTGTTGAGTTGCCATAGTTTTTTATCTTAATAATCTAATTTAACTTTTATTACCAATTCTCTATCAAACGATTTCTTTATTGGCTTACTCAGTTTAGCAACCGCCAATAATTCTTGATTATCATCATACATACCAACAGACGTTACATATACCTGTGGGTCTCTCACCATTGAATCATACTTGAGTATTCCACTGCTTGAACTAACAAAACTATTATTTGACGAGTAATTATATTCCCCGTTGAATAATCTTACGAAGTAATATGTGGATGATATAACTTCACTAGTTCTTCCTTTGAATGAATAAGACGCAGTATCAGCTGCTATGGCACCACTTATAGATGTAAATAATTCGAATGTGTTATCAAATCCACTCGCAGTCGCAGGTACTCTTCTTGTATTGAAAGAAGCCGATGCATCCAAAGCTTTTCCATTCAAAATTATCACACCTCTATCTGGGTAGAAAAGTCCCCACGGTGTTGTGTCTGCTGTATAAATTCCATTTGCAATAGAACCACTTCTAACATTATAAACTCGACCACCTTGTTGAGCTAATTCTGTTGTTGTAGTTGTTGCATCATCAATTAGCGTTGTATAATTTGCAGAACCACTGTGTTTGAAAGTCAACTGCCATGATTTAGTGTCCATTCTGTCTTTGAATCTTGCACGATTTATGTTTACGGCATAAATGTATTCTGATGTTTCATTATTTCTGAATGTGAATAATGTATCACCTGGGTCAAGGAGCATCTGTCTATATTGTGCATATACTGTTTTTGTTGGATAATCGTAAACATTTTGATTAGCCGAACCAGTGGATGAACCACTACCCATAGAATCACCATATGCCAAACTAAATTGTGGTTCTGCACCAAAAGAATTGGATTGACTGTTGAATATCTCATAGTAATATCTTTTCTGATTTGCAGATTGGAATGAACTTGTAAAAATTCCAGTCAATGATGCTTGATTGTTTGACCAAAGTGGTGCGGACACAACTTCTTTTTGATTTGGAGAAATGTCTATATCATCCACAAATGGTGTGAATGTTTTTCCATTTCGTAAACTTTTTCTTAATAGTATTTCTTCTTGTGTCATAATTTTTAATACTCAAGTTTTACAGTAATTGATAGTTCGCTATGGAAAGATTTTTGAAGTGGTTTGCTTAGTTTAGCAACAGCCAATAAATCTCCACCAACTTTGTCATATAAACCAATGCTGGTGATATATGTAATTGGTTCAAGAGTAAATTGAGAATTGTTCAAAAATCCATCACTTCCTGTATAATATGTTGGATTTGTAGAATAGTTGAATTCGTTGTTAGAAATTCTTACAAAGTAAAAGTCTTGATGTTTTATATCTACTGCTCTTGCAGTAAAACCATTACCTGTTACTGCTGCACCACTTATAGCGGTGAACAACTTATAACTATTATCTCCAGCTACATTACTTCCAGTTACAGTATTGAATGATGATGATTGATTCAAAGAATTCGCAGATATTAGAATTGTACCAATATCTGAATAAACTAGTCCATAGTAATGTGGATTTGATGGATTATAAATGCCGTCATCCAAACTACCACTAACAAGATTTCTAACAGGGGATGGTATTCCATTATATCCTAAACCGTCACTCTTATCAACAGAATCATCAATAAGTTTTATAATCTGTGGGTTTGAACCAGATACTTGAACTGCACTTCCAGTGTGAGAAGAATTTACTTTTCCACTACCACTCAATGCCGCGATATTTATTTGGAAATTTCCTGGGTCAAGTTTATCACCAACTTTACTTCTATTGAAGTTTATGGCGTAAAAATCATAAATTGTTGTTTGTGATGAATTTCCTAACTTGAATAATGTTTCATCATGTTCAAGACAGAGTAGTCTATATTGTGAATATATTGCCTTGGAAGGAGTATCACTAATCTCTCCACCAGGAGATGCAGAACCCGAACCAGCATAGTGTCCGTATGCAACTGAAAATATTTGTGCATCTTCACAATCTAATGAAGCTGAGCTCCAAACTTCATAATAATATTCTTTAGAAGAGGTTGTTTGTAATGAGCTCGTAAAAAATGTAAACAACTCTCCTGTCCCATTAGACCAAAGACCCCGTGTTTCAACAACAGTTTCAGCGGATTCCATTGGCATATTTGTTGCATCTAATGGTCTACTGACAGCTCTATAAATTCTTGACATAATAAAATTCCCTATTTGTTTTTACTTATAAACCGGTTGGTCGTTTATCTAAAGTAACATTCACTACAATTCTACCACCAGTTTCATTTGCAGTTACAATAACCTTTGTTGTTTTTGTGGTAGAAATGAAATCAGCAGCTGGCTTTGGTGATACCTGAAATTCTAAACCTATTACTGACATAGAGTTTGCTGTTTCAGAATCTCCTGACATAGATGCAACTGGGTTGTTGGCATTTGCGATGCCTCGACCTGTAATTGTCATATAGGTACTGTCTAAAAGAGTTGCGGTGTAACCCAACTGAGCATTTAGTGCAGTTGCCTGTACACTTGTCCCGTTGAATCTTGTTTCTGGGATTATATTCTGTCCTTGTGGAATTGTTCCGGCTACAAGTGAAACTGTTTGTGGCGTTACCAATGTCAAATATGGAATTGCAGTTGTTCCTTTTGGAAGTGTAATCAATTTATATTTCATTGATTGTGTTTCGTCTGGAACCGCCTCTGTTATTGGCATATTTTCGATTGCAACACCATAATAATCAGATCCAAGTGGGTGTGCTGGATTCCATAAATCATAATCAATTTCATCATCTGCTAATGCAAACTGTGTAATTTTGAAATTGTTTCTACCTTTTGCCAAAAGTTCGCGACCTTTCTTTGTCAAGATGGCATCTACGGTAATCGAGGTATTGTCTAAATAACCCATGTTAGTTACTCCTTGTTGAATATAATGTTACTCATATAAATATACATATTCTTTATTTTCCTTTAGATTCCACTATTCGCAGAATACTGATTTAGATTTATTTGATTCGGATCTACGAAAAATAATTCTACAACGGCCTTTCCATCTGGTGTAGATCTTGTTTCAATGTTTACATCCGGTCCTGATAATTTACATCCTTCAAATCTTTGATTACGAATTGAATTAGTCAAATTATTTGGATTTTCAAAACTTGCGGTTACAAATTGATATGAAGAGTAGTTTCTTTCATCAATATCTCTACTACTCGTATAATAAAACTTGTAAGCACTATAATAATTATCAAGTCTATATGATTGATACGTTGTAAATACGAATGTAGATTTTCCAGAATCTACACTAGATGTTGCCCATCCAGTTCCATAACCAACATCAGGGCTTCCTTCAAAATATTCAACATTTAGTTTTTTAGAAGGGCTTGAGAAAGAACCAAATACAGAAGAAATGTTGGCTATTACTTTACCAAAATTTTTGTTAGCGATAACTGAAAAATAGTTTACATATTGAGACGAAATAGAACTCGTTGATATTTGTATACTTGTTTTTATTGGTGTAAACCTATCGCGTATAAAATTGGCAACGTGACCTCTTGAACTCGATATAATTGCAGAATATGGTTTTGCAAATCCAGTTGGTGTTACAACTTGATTATAATCACCAGACACATTTATATCTTGAGAAGATTCTATTTCAAGTGGTATATCAAATTCACCTTCAATTTCTTGATAAGAACTTTCATTTTCAAATCCAATCAAGATAGTTGCTTTTTTAGAAGATACAGAAACCGTTGGTGTACCTGATGATGATATTTCGTTTGTTCGTAGTGAGTTGTTTGGTTCTCCACTAAAGTTTCTTACTACTTTTACTTTTGAACGTTCAAGTACATTTGGTTCAATTACCAAACCAAGTATCTCATTTACACGGGCCGGAAGTGTTTGACGTATCTGTTCAAAAACACTCAAATCAAATTGAGATATTAGTCGTATGTATGCCGTAAAATCATTCTTGTTTGGATATTTTTTCCAATATTCACGGGCAAACCATTTTAGTTTTGGATATTCTTCTTTATCAATATTGGAGTATTCTCCAAAATAATCATCAATAGTAGTATATCCGATTGCCTCGTATATGTCCTCATTTATAATATTCTGTGGAGAAAACGCAACCATCAATTTGTTAGAATCAATACTAAACTTATCAAATTGAGAAACTTCAGACGAATAGTTTGGATCTAATCCACCAATCAAAGAACCAGAGTCAATCCTTACCTTTTCAGAAAATGGAGTATTGTTTCCAACCGTTGCAACTTCCATATTATAGGTTTCGGTTATTGATTCAAACGCATCATAGTTAAAACCAATCAATGAGGCAGATTTTGGAGATGTGTAAAAACTTGTCTTTGTTTGGTCTGGGTGAGAACTTACGATACTTGATGTTTGAGTCGTATCAAATTCTTGCCAGAACTTGAATTGTGCTTGTAAATCGTAGAATGATGATGTTGCTGTATTACCATTGTATGCACGAGGTGCCATGACATGGTTGTTGAAAGAACTCTCATTTAGTTTATTTGTCCAATATCTCAATTCAAAAATTGAACCTGATAGTATGTTACTGGTTTGTGGATTCGAACCAGAGCCAATGTATAATGTTCCATCAGACGACCAAGACCTATTGTAACTACCGCTAGTTGTTCCATTTACAACAATACTACCAGAACGTTCTATTACAAGTTTTCCGTACTTAGAAGTCTTTACATAGAATCTGTAAATTTGATTTGATGATGTTGCATCATTACTATACTCTCTTGTTATCATAAGATTCAGAGGCACATCATCGTAGAAATAATCGTCATATATTGATGCAGACGTATAAGTAGTTCCATTACCTAACCAAAAAGTAACAGAACCTTTACCAACATCTGTTCCATTCTTCTCCATAGTTACAAACCAATCAACTCTACTTCCAGAATTTTTTTGAAGAAGAGTTTGTATTTGATTTCCAGTATAGGAATATCTTGATTCTGGTTCCATCTTCCAACGGAATGTTAGAGTATCAGGATATAACCATGAACCAGTTGGTGTTGTTATTTTTTCCCAAGGAGTAGTTACATAATTTGGTACAGTTGGTACTGGTAAAGACCCTCTGATGTTTAGATAGTAAGTATGTTTTTCCCACTCTGTTCTTGGAATAATTCCTAAATCTGCATTATCGGGTCCACCAAATTCTCTTATCGTTAGAAGAGTTTGTGGAATACCATAGGCAGCAAGTAAAGCCTTTATACCACGAGCAGTTCCTTTTGTTTTGTAAATATATGGGAGATTATTGAAAATACGTCTCCATACTTCTTTAGTTCTTTCTTCATATGTCTTGGAAAAATACTTGCCTATAGTTGTTTTACCAGTCCATATTGGTTCTGTACTACCACTTAGTCCGAGGGCATATTCCCATAAATCCTTTGTCTGTGTTCCATGTGAAAGAGTCCAACCAAAGTTACGAGTTGCATCATAAATCAAATCTTGAGATAAACCAGATCTAGGATTTTCTTCTCGAAGATTCTTTTTCAAAATGTGATCTGTGTATAGATACATTATATCAAAATGTTGTCCAAGCATATTGACAAATGTAACAGCTTGTTCGTTATCAGAGTCTTCTCGAATGTGGTCTGGTAGTGCCTTTGAGAGGGCATAATAATTTTTCGCATCGTATTCGTTTGCAAGTGTTATTATAGAATCAGACCAATCCTCAACAAACGAAGATGTATAGGAGTAAAAATTGAATTTTCCTACTTTAGTTGATATATCATAAACACTAGCAGTCGAGTTCAATTCATATTTTGGGTACGGTGAAATTGATGCACTTATTTGATACGTGTAACTGAAACTGCCAGTCGAATCATAATACAAGTATTTTTCAAAACCATCAAAACCAGAGATAACTTTATCTCTCAAAAGTTGAATTTTTATTCTATTTGAACCAACTGATCCAGATATTCCATTTATTCTACCGAGTTCATTATTGTAAAACTCCACAAGTTCCATTTTGTATAAAAAGTTCTCTACACGGTCTCTTGCATTTGAATAGTAAATGAAGTTTTTGAATTCAGAGTAATCTATATTCAATGTGACTGGAAGATTAGAGCCAGTCAGGTATCTATTGAGTAATTGTTCAGAAGTTTGAACATTTTCACTCAATATGTCTGTCCATGATTTATACTCGGTATCAGATGTTATCCAGTAGTCATAATCAACTTCAAAATTAGGTCCTTGTATTGATGGTACTTCTGGTTCAAATGTTTCAGGTAGTATGTTTACCGTATCAATATACGGTTTCATTATCTTTATAGAAACCCAACACGTAAAGAATAAATCCAAGTCCGGTGGAAGTGGTTCAAACAACTTTACATAAAAAGATACTGGGTCTCCATCTGATGTAACATTTATTACGTCTACTAATTTATTCTCACCAAAATTTAAAACAATTGGTGGTAGGAATGTTTTTGGTCTAATGTTTTCAAGAACAAATCTAGCAAGCTCCAATCTACCAGTTACTGACTCCGGTGAAACTAATGAAAGTTTCAATTCTTTTCGATCATCAGAAATATCAGATATAAAAAGATTGTTACCAGATTCATGAGAACCTATCATGTTTCTCAAGAAATTATAAACCACCTTATATTCAGTCGGTGGTACATTCAAATTCTCTAAGTCTTTATGAATCTGTAATCTTAGTTTTGGAATTTCACTAGTTGAATCTAAATAAAACGTGTTTATATTATAGGCAGATCTAATGTACCCCAAGTTTCTTAGAAAAGTGTGGAGTTCTATATTGAATGGATTTGTATTTGTTATTGGGTCAACAAAGTTTGGATCAAAATCAGGAACAACTACTCGTTTCTCTAATAATGCCAAGTCTTCCAAAGGAATGGTAACACCTCTTTTTGGAAAATTTTCGGAACGTATTTCGTCAATATTTTTATATTCAAAGTTTGCCATTGTTTATCCTATTTTTAGCCAAGACCCGCCTCTATCAACAACATTACTTATTTCAGATAAAATTCTCAATACTCGTAGTATCATCTGTGTATCATTTGTAGCTCTTATTAGACTTATTCCCTTTGTTTTTGTATCCCCATCAGTTTTACCAGTAAATGAATAAGTAGGATCCATTTCTAAAATTGATTTTCTTACAATAGGTCTTCCAACTCCCAGTGCACCACCAATATCTCCAGACCACTCATCAAATACAACTTCTATCACATTTTTTATATCAGATATTCCACCATTGTTTGATGATAATTTTTTTGTCTCTGTAAGTATAGAATTTGCCTTTGTCTTATCAGTAACTCCATTTACCAAGTCTTTAAATTGAGATTTATATGTATCATTCCATTTTAGAATTTGGTTTATTTCTTGACCAGGACCAAATGAATTACTCGCGGCTGGTGGAACAAATATGTAGTCGAGTCTTGATGGCGGAGATTTTACTTCTAACGTTTTCAATATACTTTCAACTGATGAGTATCTACTGTTAGATATTGCATATATCTTATCCCATTCAGTAAATATCTGTTTGATAATATCAGCAGCAGGATTTCCAGGTTCTGGTTCTGGTTCTTTTGGTTTGAGTGCATCAGCAATACCACCAACGGCCTTTTCAAATGCGGCAAGTTGTTTTGCTGCCGACTCTTCTGCTTTCTTGGCTTGGGCTTCAAGTTGTGTTGCCAATGCATCGAAAGCGTCTGCGGTATTTGTAAGTTGTTCAGATACTTTACCTTCCAATTCGGTAATAGTAGAATCTATCACTTCATTCAAAGTAATAATTGTGTCATCTTTTATAGCATTTTCATCTAGAATTTGATTACGTTTATCTGACAGCTCTTCTATCACACGAGAAAGGTCGTCTATACCCTCTTGTTTTAGTTGTACTAACTCATTTAGGTTGTCTACCTGTTCAGATAAATTTTGCACTTTTGCTTGTAATGAAGGTACTGTGTTTGAATCTTCTACTATCAATCGTTTCAAATTTTCAGTAAGAGATTGTTGATCTGTTGGAACTCCTGTTCCCGTTCCAGTTTCATTTCCATCACCACCTTGACTCGGAAATAGTGTAACAAATTCAGCTGCTTTTTTCAATACATTTTTTTCAGCAACAATTGCATCTGGTAAACTTTTGAATTCATTTGGAACCACATAATTTACTGAAGTTATTGTGAATCTCTCATCGAGAACTTCTACGTTTATAGAACCTCTATTTCTGATGTAATTATCAAATGATGTTACTCTGCCCGTTTCATCCCTAGTAACGGCTACAGTAGTATCTATGTCTTGTTGTGTTTTTTTAGTCAGTTCATTTAGAATATTTTTTAGCTCTTCCGATGGAAGAACTCCACTTTCACTTCCAGTTAGAATTTTTCTGACTATAAAACCAAAAAACGGATCCAATGGTTCAGACTTTATACTGTCTAGTAAATTTGTATCTTTTGTTATGTTTCCAGCAGAAATTTCATTTCGTATCAAAGTTTCTTTTGCTATGTATTTTTTTACATAATCATAATCTGTGGATGATTTGAATTCCTTCAGTCTTTGAAGTAATTCCTCTCTTGGTGGATATGATTCTTTTCTTGGATTATTTGCAATTTTTTTTACCAACTTTATATTACGTTGTTCAAAAAATTCAAAAAACTCATCAGTTGTATTGAACATAATATTGGGAAATTCAGATATTATAGATTCTGCCTGAGTTTCTTCAACGTATTGCTCAAATAAAAATTGTTCTATACGAATCATCTTGAAACCTTGAAATAATACTGGTTATCGAATATTTGAGATATATTGCCACCATCTGTTTCCGATTTGATTAAAACTCTATAAAATCTTTCTGGTTGAAATGAATCCATCCACAATTTGAAATAATTACCATCTCCATCGCAGCTAAGTTTTGAACCAGTCTTATCGAATGGAATTATAATTTCGTCTGTATGTGCATCTCTGATTTCGTAATAAGAAGATGTTGGTAGAAAATAATTTTGTGTGTAATATGACTGTGTTGTGTATGTTTTTTGTGGATATTTACTATTCACATATACTCGTATTTTTGCCTTTTCTGTTTCAGAATATGATTTTTTTAGATTTACATTGATTAGTGTATCATCTAAAGAAAGTTGTGTAAGGCTACCAGTCTGAAATGATGAATCATCCCATACAACAAAAAGTCTTGGGACATAAATCGTGTTACTATCAGTTGAGAAAAATTTCAAGCTAGGAAGTGTTTCCGTTGAGGACTCTATATCGTTTGAAAATTTTAGTATAAATCCTTCGTTATCAAATCTACCAGATCCAGTTATCCATTTTTTTACGATTGAAGTAACATTCATATAAATGTCAGATGATTCATATGAGAATGACTGTGTACATATAGTATTTTCAAATGTCCACCATGTTCCCCCACCGACTGATGAGAAGTATGAACCGGTTGACGAAGCATATAATGCTCCAAAAATTAGATTAGCATCCACCCAGCTATCGGATATTTCATCCCATTCATAATTTAGACCACCAGTTACTTCGGTTACACCCCATAATTTTCCAACTGACTTAGAAGAACGATATTTCCAAGAAACACCATCTGTTGTTATCGGTGTGTTATTATATTTACCCGTTCCGTTTACCCAAGAACCACTTATAGGATATGCATATACTGTATATTCTTGTGGTATTTCTCTAACGTCTGCAGTCCTTAGCTGTAAGTAATATTTTGCGTTTGAAGATATTTTTCCAGAGTTTACGTCCGATTCTATACCTGATACATCAAATTTCATCAAAATTCTACTGTTGTATTTTGATGAACTACCTACCAATTGATGGGATAATTCCAAAATTTGGTCTGTACCAGTATTTAGAGATTCTGTTCTTTCATATATTGTAGAATCAAATTTAGGATAAATGGTGTATATCATCCGAATGCCCTCACTCTACCAATAATATCATTATCAGGGTATTTTATTTCAAAAATTGATGGATCAAGTGATGGAAAAACTATACCATTTTTAGTTGCGGTATCTATGTTGTAAGAATATTTCGAATATCCAAGAGTAGTATCATAAAAATTCACTATTCTAACATTAGATACGGTTTGAACACCTTCAACTCTATCGAGTTCGGTATAGATATTACTTATAACGATTGGTTGATTTATTTGCCATCTTTTTATATCAAAGTATCGTTTTAGTTTATCTATACATCTCAATACAACCTGATTTCCATTTTGATCTGGCATTGTAATTATATCGAATTCAATTCCGATGTTTATTATGTATGCGTCTTTTATGTTTATTGCGTCTGTCAATATTCTATGATGACCCAAATATGTTTTTAGATTTTCTTTGGTTGCAACATTTATTGTTGTTAGTTTACTATTTGAATCATATCCCAAAACGTAAAAGTTCAATGCTAAATCGTTTGCAACTCTATCGCTATTGAATATGGATTCTTCTGTAAGTTGTGTGTCTTTTGTTATGTATGCCTTTGCTATTGACCCGTACTTCTGCGGAAGACTATATGCCCGAATAATATAATCTTCTTTTGTAACTGCACGATTCTGTGAGGCAAATGATGCGAGAGCATTTTGACGAATTTCATTTATTGTCTCACCATCCTTACCACCAGTAGCAGGTTCAGGGTTTGTTGTTGCGATACTACCAATTACTTGATTGTATAGTGTTATGTCTAGACCGGTTTCATCCAAAAGTATAGTTTTACTTACAATTCGTGTCAGTCTTTCTGATGCAACGTTGTCTCTTACACCACCACCCTGTGTGTAATATATTGTGAGTGTGGTATTGTTTGGGGCTAATCCATAAGTTTTTGTGTACAAAAAATTAGATGGGTCTATATTTGGAGATGTTGATGATTCAATTCCAGTAAGAGATGAACCAATCAAATCTGGGTTTGGTATTAGTTCTTCATCGTCAAAGTCAGAAACACCAGCACCAAAACTTATTTCATATGAACTGGTGAAGTTATTTCCAAAAGCTCTTGAAGAAAATCGTCTAGAAACCCTATTCAATTTCAACAAATAAGGTGTCTCAGTTCTATATGAACTCAGTTGTTTATCATTTCTTGGTATGTTTGCAACAGATTCAAAGATAGTATCTTGTGCGAGATAAGGCACGTGCGTCCATTTGTTTCCGTCTGAATCTATCGCATATAGTATTTCTATGATTCTATCGTCGTTCAGAATGACTTTATCATATGGTTTTGGGGAACCAAAAGAGTAACTTGAAGTTTTTATTACACCAGAAACTGCCTTTACAGACTTTTTCAGCAGATAAAAAGTTGGTTCCGTAGAATCTAAATCGTCTACCTCAAAAACAGTTACTTCAGTTGGTTCAAAAGAACTACTAAATCTAAAATCAAGATATTCTATTGTTCTAAATTGTATGGAGTTATCAGATTCGTCAGCAACAATCATACCAGGCTCTATTGCAAAAGCGTAACTCCAATCGGGAGTATTGTTCACGCCAGTACCGATAGCAGGTACAATCTGAAATACGTCTATTGAAACATTAGCAGCAACAGAAGTCTTTGGTGTATAACCAAATGATTGAGCAAGATTTATTATATTTTGAGTTTCGGATGCCTGTAGTATCATTGACTCTTGGAGTGCAACATCCGTATAATACGAAAGCACATCGCCGACGTATGCAGACATTTCCATAAACATCATACCAGGTGATGATTCGTTGAAATCTTGGTATGAATTTGGAAAATAGTTTTTTGCAAAATCTATAAGATTCTGTCTCAATGAACCGAAATCTCTTGAGAGATAACGAATATCCTTTTTTACTAAATCTGCCATTAGTTTTGAGCCTCTTCAATTACACGAATAGTTGCTGTTTCAGATATAAATATCCTAACTGGCAAATATATGTTTGTTCCTGAAATTAATACACGTAGAAAAATACTAATTGCATGATTTGGATCATCAACTCTACCATCGTCGGAAATGTTCAGATTTACTGTTAGTTCTGTTACAATTAGGTATGGTAACCAAATTGAAATTGCAGTCTCTATATCTCCTCGAATTCTATTTGTAAATTCTTCTTCATCGGTTATATTCTCAAATAATATAGATCTAATATCTGTTCCAAACTCTGGCTCAAAATATCTTTCACCTTTTGCAGTAAGTAAGAGATTCTTTAGATTACTCAGTACCTGATTCTTGTTTGTTGTACTCGTAAAGAATATACCATTCGGATTGTTGAACGGCAATGTTACCCCGATTGGTTTTATTACACCAGGTCTCCTCAAATCTTGAACTTGAGATGTATTTGAGTCAGTTGGATTGAGTAATAGTGTTTTCCTGCGAAATGCCATTATTAGACTCCTTTTTTCTCATTTATTTTTGCCATGAGAGCAGAATAATCACGAGTAAGTGCCTTTGATACTTCTGGTGTTATTTCTTCTTGATTATATCCATCGGGTATCATTCCATTATTCATTCTCCCTGACATAATCGAATCGGTATTGAATCGCATTTCCGGATATTCTTCTTCCTGCATTGCGTGTTCCATTGACATTCTTGTTTCATTTAGAATATCTTGAATACTAGATAATCCAGTTTTTGAAGGTCTTGATGGTTTCATTTCCTTTTGAGGTTGCTTCTTTATCGAGGATAATTCTTTCATCAAAGACATACCATGTTCTAATGTTTTTTTATCAGTAGTCTTTTTAGACTCATTGATTTTTTTATCAAGAGCATATTCGATTTCTTCTCTGATTATTACTCTTATTTGTTTCAGGAGTTTATCCAAACTCATATCATATCTCCATTATATTTCTTAAAATATTGAAAGCAGCAGGATTCAATTCTTTGTCTTTTTTTACTTGTAAGTCGTTTACATATTTCTTGTAAGTTTCAGTTTGTTTGACACTAAATCCAATTCCGTTAGTATATGGTTTTGCATCTCCTCGTCTATGGACAAAGAAATACGGTATTTTACCATTGAAATCGTGAATACCGGTATATTTTTTGAATCCATACTCCTGTCCATTTCCATCCGAGTTGTCTAGTCCGGTATTTCCACCTATAGTGTATATCTCACCGGTCGGTGAAAAATGTAATAGTGTTTCTACGTGACCAGAACCGTTACCGTCAGGTCTTCTCACCACAAATGCACCTGGCCAATTTTTTATCTTATCCCAAAGTTGTTTACCAGCTTCAGTAAGACCGTTTGATGTCCAATGAAATCCATTTTCAAATAATGCAACAACATTATTTTCGTTATAAAAAGTACCAGAAGATGAATTTTTTGAAATACTATCTAACTCCGATTGATATTCTTTTATATCTTCTTCCAATTTTTTGTTTGCATTCTCTAGATTTTGTATTTCTCTCTCAAGGTTTCTAACTTTTATGTAAAATCCATCTATTTTTTTTTGATTATATTTTGTTGGATCTGTATTGTCTCTATAGTTTGCTTCATTTTTTTCTGCATTTGGTTTTTCTTTTTCTAGTGATGTTTTCTTTGTTTTTATTGAAGAGTTATTACCAGAAATGGTTCCTTTTTTAGAAGATATATCATTCTGTAATTTCTTCTTTCGACTATCCAATCGTTCTCCAAAAATGTTAAATGGTGACTTGGAATAAAGTGTTGGGGCGTTTCTTGTGTTTGTTATGTCCACAGGATTACTATCAGATGAATATTTTCCGTTAGAATAAAGCATAAAATTTGTACACAGACCACACCAAAATGGATTTTCGGCCCAATTTGTATCTATTTCATTTGGGTGATCGATAACGGCAGCAAATGAACCTATACCTCCTTGTGATTCTTTTACTACACTACGAGCTCTTGTTATTGCGGCGTGTATTTCCGACCCTTCCCCAAACATATACGGCCAATTTTTATTGAATCTACCAACTGCACCGGAATTCATTAGAAGTGCCGCATCTATTGGAGATTCAACAGTATATCCTTTGAAAATTTTATCCAATTGAGAACCAAAAGAGAATAGATTTTTAAATCTACTTTCAACACTGCCAAAATCTATTGGGGGTTGTGAATTCTTTGGGTATAATTTTTTACCTTCTCCTCTAAAAAATATTCCATTCGTCGGATCTTTACCAACACTATTCATCCATTTTATAAAAGTCAATGCGCGTGGTGGAATCTGTGTCATTGCTTTTGGTTTTTTATCTTCAGGTATTGGTTTTGATTTTTCCTCTATTTTTACAGTTTTACCTTCAGGTAAATCGGGATTAGAACCATCGGGTACACCATTTGACTTTTCTTTTACTTGTTTTTTTTCTAAAGCATCCGACTCTTCTGATTTTCTCTGAGCTTCTGTTTCTTGTTTTTTCTGCTCTATTTCTTTATTTACTACTTCTTTATTTACTTCACTACCAGGTTGTACTTTATCTTTAGATTGTGAATTTACCTTTTCTGTTTGAATTTGTTTTATTTGACTTTCACTATAATAGTCTTCAACAACTGGGTCATCTTGTAAAAATACAGTTGATAAGTAATTTGAACTTCCAGTATTCTCCGTTCTTATAACAATTTCGTCATCTTTTACAGCTTCTATTGAGAGATATTTTCGAGTATTACCAGAAGTTCCAGCTTGAGGTGTTGCATTTGTTTGACCGGAATCCGTGGTCTGATTATTTACTTCTTCGGTTGTACCGATAACACCAGTTGTACCAGCTACACCAGCTACTCCGCTAACACCAGTTGTACCAGCTACACCAGCTACTCCGCTAACACCAGTTGTACCAGCTACACCAGCTACTCCACTAACACCAGTTGTACCAGGATTTTGTGGTGTACCAAAAAGTTCATCCCATCCTTCCGGTTTTGGAAAAATGTTATTGAACTCGCCACGTACTCCCTCATTAGTACCATCGGGTATATCAATAAATGAATTTACTATGACAGGTATGGATGATATTTCTAGAAAATTAGTACCTTCCAGTTCTTCATTTATACTTTCTATATGTTTAGAAAATCCTTTATTTTCATTTATCTGTGAGATTGGATATGATAAAGAAGATAATGCTTTACTAAGTTCTTGATATGATTCTGCAACTATGGTGTTGTAATCTGTTCTAATACTTTCTATTAGGGATGGATTTGTTTCATTTGGAAGTTTTAGATATGATGTTTCAAACACACCAACATTCAATGAGAATTTCTTATTTATAAAAGTACCTGTTTGTGAAATTCCACAGTAACCGGTCAGAAGTAAATAACCAAATGGTTCATCTTTGTTTGATAGTTTGTCTTGAAAATCTTTTCTTATTTTTGACCCACGTTGAGATGTTGGAAGGTTCAAAAAATCCCATAACAGTTCATCTTTTGGATAAAAATCATTCGCTGTATAAAAAGCAGAAATATAAGATGAATCAATCAAACCACGTTCAGGGTCTGATATTTGCAGTTTAGAATATCTTTTTACTTCTTGGGTAATTTGAGAACTAAATATACCCTGAAGTTTTAGAATTTTTTCCTTTCTGTCTTTTCTATATTTTTCCGCGAGTTCTTCTCTTGTTGCCATATCTTTACTCGTTGAAAGTTACTGTTCCAGATTTATCACCACCTTGTTTTTCAGGTACCTTTACAATAAAGGAATTCTTCTTAAGTTCACTAAACTTATTTTTATCTACGCTAGATGGTCCACCAGAAAACTCATTTACGAAAGCGAACTTACTCGCGATTTTAGGTAATGAATTTATTAATCTAGATAAAGCATTGACATAACTCACGTATTCTCCACTATTAATTGGTGTACCCGAAGGACCTACTCCAGTTGGATGTGTCATCTTTACAATAGATTGATTCATGTCAATCAAAATATCCATTAGGGACTTTAGGACTTCTATAAGCCGATCACCCAATATAATCGGAGATGTTGCGTTGAATCCCAAAGAAATCCTACCACCCTCAATCTCAACTATATTCTTGGCGTTTAGTGCTAAAGTTTTTTCCGTGGCAAACCCAATACCTTCTTTTGCAAAACCAACCAGTTCTTGTTTATTTGAGTTCAGAACTATTCTATCGGACGCAAGTATTATTTGATTACCACCAAATAAGTTCTTTCTAAACAGACCAATCTCTTTATCAAAGATTGATGGTGTATATGTTGAAGACGGTGTAAATTTTACAGACTGACCGGATGTTAGCCAAATTGATGCATCGTCATCATCAGGACTTTCTATGTGAAATTGATTGAATGACTTTTCTATTTTCTTTGGATTTGTTCCATTAGAAATAATAGTTATTGGATTACCTGTTGCACCAGTTCCAACTCCCCACTTTGGATTTAGTTGGTATTTACGTCTTGTATCAACGGTGGAACCAAGACGAATTGATTGTCCCCATCTACCCTCTATAATAAGGTCACCAGAAAATGGTTGTATTGGATAAACATCATTTCTTTCTGGAAATGTTGGGTCTATTGTTTCCTTTATATCCGTTCTTTCCGAAAGTTTTTTTACTATACCGAGTGATGCATCCGTTGATTTCTGTGTGTTATTCCTGTCATCAAGAAGAACTTTATTTGCACCAGGAATTCCATTGTGGTGAACAGAAGACTGTATAGATATTGGATGTGTGTAGTAGTATTCTCGACCATATCCTGCACCAGAGTGATATGGGGTTGGTGCTTTACAAACTAAAACTATCTCACCTTTTATTGGGATTTGTTTTATATTGGCATTTATTGCCCTAGCTTGAATCAAATCAGTTGGAGTTGCAGCAGACTCCGCATTCAAAAACTTACACTTTATGGTATACAGCCTACTTGGGTTACGTGTTTCATAATCAACCGAAACTACTTCAGCAGGAGCCCATTCATATTCTTGTGCATTAAGTATTATCTTTTGAAAGTTCATCTGACTCTGTTGCCTCGTGTGATTCACCTATTGTTTTGATCTCTTTTAGAAGAGCATCCTTTTCTTCATCTGTCAAGAATGAACTTCCTTCTTCCGTAGTCTTTGAAACCATACGTTGAATAACAGCGGCTAATTTTACAAGATGTTCATCATTCTTGACCGATACTTCCATATAATCTTTGATGACAGGAACAAGTAAAGCCGCATCACCTATATTTGTAATAAGCGGTTTCAAGTCCGCAATCAGAAGATTTATCTGGCGGTCTTTTTTCTTTTGGTTCTCGTAAATGTCTTTTAGTAAGTCCGAGAACTTTTTATTTCCGAATATTTCTGCGTCAAAGCTCATATGATATAACTATGTTAGTCTTCAATAATGTCTTGTATTTCAAACCAATCCATATCTGCAATGTTTTGACCTTCCGAATATGCCTGATAGAGTCTGCCATATATGAATTTGAATTTTGTAATTACATTTGTTATGTACTGTGTTTTTATGCCTGTTCTTTCTCTAATCAGGATATAAAGTGCCTTTTTGTTATAGTTTTCTATATTTTCTCGCGCCTTGAATAGATAGAGAACAGAATCTGCAACTTGTAAGTCTCTTATTTTTGTAAATATAAGTGGTAAAAATTGATCCATTATGTCCACAAAAATATCAATAAAATCCTTTTGTTCGTCTACAAACTCACTTCGTAGTTGTTCATTTACGATGTTTCTTTCAGCGTCAATAGATTCTATTGTATGTCTCTTCTTGTAAAGATAGTAGTTTTTGTTATTCTCTGCAATAAGATAATTCTTAGCAACGATTGAGAAATAAGAGAATGCTTTGAATCCACTTTCCCCATCAAATTTACCGAGTTTCTCATGTAGAAAGGCAACAACTTCATGTTTTACGTCTTCATGTGATACATCAAAGTTATAAAACTTGAATCGGTGAATCATTATCTCAGATAGTTTGTAGAACGCTGGATGAATTCTTTTAGTGTAAATGATATTTCGTTCAATAGGATCTTCACAACGATTATATTCGTTTATAGCGTCTTCTGTTTCTTGTGTAAAATAGACGTTCTGTTTTTTCTTTTTCACTTCCATCAGAATCTCCCTACTGTGCCACGAACGTCTTTTTCTTCATCATCCTGTTCCGATTCTAATTCAAGATAAAGAGCAATATCGTTTATTATCTTCTTCAATTCTTTGAAGAAATAACCTGTTTCATCGTCAGATTCAAATGCACCTTTTCTATCCAATTGTTTTAGATAAGATTGTTGACTCAGAACTCGATTCCTCATTGACATAATGAAATCCACATTCTCCTGTGCAATAATTTCTAACTGAGCATATTTGGTATACAGGTTATAAATGACATACCCAGCACTCAAAAGAAGAAGTATTAAAAATAATACTAAAAATTCCATATTATCCTCTCTTGAATTTTGGCTCGATGATTGAATCAATTACACCAAGTCCGAGTGCCTCTTCAGGTGATAGATAATAATCTTTGAGTGTTGTTTCTTTCCAAAACTTGGCATCCTTGTTTGAGTTTTCACTCATAATCTGAACAAGGACTTCTTCCAACTTTTCCATGTGTTGAACGTTTGCCTTCATGTCTGATGACTTACCATAGATACCTGATGACATTTCATGGAACATGATTGTACTGTTTTTTGAAGCAGCACGAACACCTGTTCCCGAACAAAGAAGTAGGGCGGCTGCGGACATTGCACGTCCTCTACAAATTGTGTTTACCTTTACGTTGAGTGATTGAATAAAGTCAATCATACCGAGTGCTTCATATACATCACCACCGTCAGAATTGATAATAATGTTGATTGGATTATCCTTCTTATCATCTTCTCTCATGTGAAGAATAGCCTTTATTCTCAACATAAAATCATAAAGAGTTCCATCTGCAATATCACCAAACATATACAGAGTAGAGCTTTCTACATCAATACCATAATCAATTTGTGAAAGAGCCTCTTTCCACTTTACTGGTAAATCTTCACCTTTTTCTTCTGATTTCTTTGTACTTGTTTTTTGTACGTTCTCATCCTCATCATCATAGAAACCTGCCATAATTCTACTCCTTTATTTTTTCGTAGTTTTCTTCACGGTCTTTTTAGTAATTTTTTTTATTTTACCACTCTGAACTAACTTTGCAAATTCGTTAGTAATTTTATCGTCTATCGTAGTTTTCTTTTTTCTTTCTTTTGTTGACTCTTTTATTTCAGTTGGTGGTAAAGTTCCAAATAATTCAGGTTGTAATTCACCCTTGTGATATACATTACCGTCCTTATCAACAAATTCAGACATAAACTTCCACCCACGAGGATAACCACTAACCTTCTTTTCTTCAGGTGGTGGTAACATCATTGCAGTGCACTTCCAACAAAGTACAGATTTGGTATTTTCATCTACCAAAACTTCTTCGTAACAACGTCTTCCTTTGAAATACTTACTCGTAGGTTGACTATTTTGACACGTCATATATCTCATACAGAAATGCCTCGTGAATACCCCGTTGATGTTACTGCTGGTAATTGAGCAGGTTGAATTTCCTCCTCATAAAACTTCCTTTGTTCATCATCATTAGATGATTCATCTAATATACTACTTTCCTCTGACTTTTTCAAATCTTTTGATTTTCTTTTCTTTCTTTCTTTCTTTGGTGTATCATCCACAATATCACCAAGTGCAAGTTCTACTTCTGGTTCTTCAACAACCAGTTGTGGTTCCTCTCTAATCTGTGTAACAGAATCTGTAATCTGTGACTGTACGTGTAAGTGAGCCTGCGTAACCGAATCTGTAATTTGGTCATTTACAGCTGGTGGGAAACTTTGAGTTGGTTCTTCATATCCGATTCCTATGTCTTGACCAATCTCACTCAATTCATCTAATGTTTCTTTTTGTTTTTCTTTATCACTCAAATGATTAGCGGCTATTACCAAACTAACCGCAAGTGGGTCAAATACAATAACGAGAAATAGAATGAACCAGTTAACAACACTATCCATCGGAATGTTTGTGATACGACTCAAGTAGAGAAGTGGTCCAAGTTCCGATGAGAATGTTTCGTTGTTGAGTGTTAGTTTTGTTTGTTCTATTGCAGCGATAGAATCTGAAAGTACGAATGACTTTTGTGTAAGAGTGGAAATATCAGAGTTCAATCCTTCGGATGATTTGTCTATTGAAGCGATATTCTTTGATAGACCACCAGTTCCACGTTTTTCCGATAGCTGTTGTGTGTAAGCATTTTGTTGTGATACACGGATTTGGTCAAGTGATTTGAGACGTGAATTTTTTTCTTCAACTGCTTTGTCTAACTGAATCTTTTGTTCTTCAAAAAGTTTTTTCTTTTGGTCTTC